GAAGAAGTTCTTGGGTGGAGACGCGCATTTGGAGCCGCGGCGCGCTCCGAAGATCTCTGATGCAGTAGCCTATTGCAAAAAGGACGACACGCGGCGCCCAGGGACGATGTGGTTCGAGGCGGGGACGCAGCCGATGGACAATGGCGTGAAGCGGACTCTGACGGAAGCCTGCGAGCTGACGAAAACCAAGGGAGTGAAGCGCGTGGCGATCGAAATGCCGGAGCAGTACGTGCGTTATCACAAAGGTCTCTCCGCGCTTGAGCACGTTCACCTGGGAGAAAGCCTTCCCCAGTTCCGTCCGGTCAAGGTCTTCTACCTTTGGGGAGACTCCGGATGCGGAAAATCCTACTGGGCGGAGAACTACTCGAAGGATATCTACTCTACTGGCGACATGGAAGGGAAGATCTGGTTCGGAGACTACTCTGGACAGAAAACCCTGGTGATCGAAGAGTTCGAGGGTCTCTGTGCGCCATCGATTATGAAGCGGATGCTCGATGGTTACAAAATGGAGGTTCAGACCAAAGGAGGCTTCGCTTGGGCTCAGTGGGACACGGTGATTGTGACGTCGAACTACCCTCCGGAGTCGCACTACGATCAGACGAAGAACTGGTTCTCGGTTCCACCGACTGCACCAGGACCATTCCAGCGTCGCTTTATGACTGGAGGAATCTACCACGGGACGGGGAACTACGAACTAGGCAGCGCCAAGTTTACTCCGGAACTACCTGAACTGAACGTCCAAGAAGAAGTCGAAGAAGCGGTCGGTTCAGTTGAACGAACTGAAGTGGACGAGATGCGCGAGATGTTCCCGCAGGACTACCCGGACGATCGAGAGATGGCGGCGATTGACGCCTTGCTAGGTGCTAACGGTCATGTTCATTCTCCGGTGCCTGAAAACCCAGATGAATACGCTAACGGTGTGGACACGTGGCTGGACGACCTGATGCTTAGCCCACGAAACGGACGCGACTGATGCAGTCGAACTGAACATTCAAGTCGGCGGTGACTGTCCAAAGAAATACAAAGAGGTTACTACTCTGAATATTGGAAATCGTAGACGTGCCAGTTCCGGAAAACTCAACGGGAATGTTTAGCTTCTTGAAGAACTTGAAGGGGATGAGCTTGCCGCTCGCGTAGAGATTGGTGGTCCCAGAGAGCGTAGTGTAGTTCAAGGGGACAAACTTGTCCAAATGGGTCTTGAAGCGGTTCTTGTTCGCAAGATTGTTGAAACTCGAAATCAGGTCCGGGCCAATAGGAGGAGTCTCGAAGATCTCCGCAGTGGTTGCGTTAGCGCCGTTGCACTGACGATCCTCAATGACCATGATACGGATCATGTTGTAGTCCGGGAATGTGGCGCCAGAATGGTCCAGCAAACGAATGTGCCCGCGAAGAAACAAGCTCTTGCAAATAATCTTACGGCCAATGCGGTCCTGTTCTCCAGTCCCTTGCGCAAGGCCGGCAAAAACACCATTATTGATGAGAACGCCACCAGAATGGTCAACAGTAGAAACCTGAATCTTGTCGAAGAACTTCATCTCAACAGAGCCTCCAGGAGTGCGTCCGTCGCGGCGCCAATAACCAGAGCGGCGATAATAGCCGCGCATGCGAGGAGGCATTCCCCCGTAACGGGAGCCTGACCAGTTCGTGCGGCGGCGTTTGTAAACTCCAGGAGCGGTGCGAGCATGCGTCGCGTTTCCCGTGTTCCGCAAGTGCCAGAAGGGGTTACTGTATTTGAGCATAATGAACTGAACGGCCGGTCTTTGCGAATGAACGCAGAGAGTTCAGTTCAAATAAGAGTCCAGTGAACTGAACTCATTTTGTGCTTGTGTAATAAATACACAAGCATGATGGTAATAATAGGCATCATGCTTGTGTAAAATCCAAAGTCAGCGTCACACTCTAAAATGAGCGGAAAGGACGAGATGACGGACGCGCCGACGGACTTTGGTTTACTCGAGGACCCTGCCCGAGGGTATTTAGATCTAGTTACTGCGTGTCAAAGCGGGGACCCGGGGAAGGTGCGCTCGGTGATCGAGCAGGCACGAAAGAGCAAGTGGACGTGGGAACACTGGGACAAGATGTGTCGGATGTGCGAATCCGACGGGGACTTCGAAGCTGAAGGATCTTTGAGTGAAAGTGATGAACAATGAAAGTGAGGAACAATGAATGGCGCTTCGCGCCCTTATTTCAATTTGGCACGACCGATATGGGATCTGCTGCCTATGAATCTGCCCTGTCCACGCGCGTCGGGGTCGCGCGCGACGATATAGTATCCAACAACTGGTCAGTAGGGAACGTGAGTAGTACCTTAGTGCGGAAAAACGCACATCGGCTAAGGATTTTGGGGACGGACTTTCGCGCGAACTGAACTCTGAACTGAAGTGGTTAAATGGGTTAAATTGGGTTAATGGGGGGGTTACTTCATTCTCAAAGATCGAAGAAGGGAGAAAACGTGGCCGTGGTGGGAGCAAATAATTACGGATCGTAATTATGTCAGTGGTTGCAACGAACAGTCGCAAGCGGGATTGGTGTTTTACTATCCACGCGGGGCATTTGGGGGACAAAACGGAAGCGGAAGTGGAGACTATTCTGCAAAAGCTTGTTCCTGACGGAAACGCGGAGTATGTTGTTTACCAGCTGGAGCAGGGGACCGGGACAGAGCGCGACCATATCCAGGGGTATGTCTGCTTTAAAAACGCCAAAGCGATGAACGCTGTGAAGAAGTTCTTGGGTGGAGACGCGCATTTGGAGCCGCGGCGCGCTCCGAAGATCTCTGATGCAGTAGCCTATTGCAAAAAGGACGACACGCGGCGCCC